CACCGGTAATAGAAGGTTCGCTTACCGCCTTTTTAAAATCAATTGATAAACTAGGAGCGGGTGCAATACCTGCTGGAGGTTTTACAGGAATAGATCCGTCTAAATATGCACCAACAATTGCAGCAGAATCACAGCTACAACAAGATGCGAGAACCGCGGCTGGTGGATTAGGTTCACTTACAGGACCACAAGCTTATCAACAATTTATGTCACCGTATCAACAAGAAGTAATTGATACAACTTTATCAGAATTTGACAGACAACAATCTATTGCAGATACAGCTTTAAGAGATAGAGCTATTCAAGCAGGAGCTTATGGTGGAGGACGAGAAGGTGTACTAGCAGCAGAGTCTGCAAGAGGTTCACAGATGAACAGAGCAAATTTACAAGCTAATTTATTAGCACAAGGATTTCAACAAGCACAAGCAGCGGCAGCACAAGATTTGGCAGCGAGACAAGGACTTGGACAATACCAACAGTCACTTGGTCAAGCAGGTCAAGCACAGCAACAAGCTATATTGGATGCATCAGCAGCAGCTGAAAGAGAACAACAGTTCCAACCATTCACACAACTAGGATTGATTGGTCAACAACTTGCACAAATTCAACCAGGAGCATTCCCTACACAAACAGTAGGTTACGCACCGCCAGCCGCTCCAGCTAGTCCACTAGCCACAGCACTCGGTGTTGGAACAGGTGTTGCTAGTATCGGTTCTAAGTTAGGATTATTTGGATAATGAGTAGAATTTTAAGACGACCTATGTTTAGAGGTGGCCCGGTAGATAGTCGCGGATCGGGGATTACATCTGGTCTAATGGATGGTGGTAGAGTTGGTTTTGATAATGGAGGAAGTCCTTTTTTAAGAACTCCTATATTAATGTCTGGTAGTCAAATAACAGAATCTCAAAAATCTAAACCATATTTAGATATAAATAAATATAAATATAGTGCAGGATTACCTTTTGCATATGAAAAAGCTACTCCTTTAAATATAGACAAAAAAACTTATGTTCCAGGTGTTGTAGATGAGAGTCAAGAAGAAGAAGTAGAAACAACATCTATTGAAGATATTTTAAGAAATAAAGCTTTAGAATATGGTAGTCAAGATCGTAAAGAAACGGATGTAACTATAGAGGATAAAATAGAAAGTTATAAACCTAGTGCAGCTGAATCAGGTAGTCTTGCAGATATAATAAATAAACAAGTAACAGAAATAGCAACTCAAGCTGATAATACTTATCGAGATGCTAATGGAATTAAAAGAGATAGAGTAACTGGAGAAATAGTAAAAAGCGAAGGAAGAGATTTAGAAGAAGATGCTAAATTATCTCAAGCAGCATATGAAGCAAATATTTTAGAAAAAGCAAAAATTCCAGATATTAATCTTGAAAGACCTGAAGAACCTGAAATTACTGCTAAAGATGCAGTAAAAGCAAATCAAGAATTATTTGCAGATTTATTGGGTAAAAGTAAAGCTAGGGGTTTAGATATTTCAGATATGTTAGCTAGCGCATCAGCATCCTTTTTAGGAACAGGCGGAGTTAAAGAAGGTTTTGCAGAATTTATGGCTAATCAAGCTAAAGCAGGTCCTAGTAGAACAGAAAAAATTAATGAAGCGGCTGCGGCGCTTGCAATTAAAGATTACGCTGCTGGTAAAAGATCTAAAGAACAAGCTGAAATTTATAAAGGTAAGATAGATTATGAATATGGTAAAAAAGGTGAATTAGCAAATGTTCAAATGGATGATAATGTTCAAACTGCCTTATTTAAAATTGGAAAATTAGGAGATGTATCTCCAAAAAGTGATGCTGCTATTAAATATTTAATAGAAATGAAAAAAGATACTAATCAAGTATATAGAGAAGACAAAGTTAAAATGAAAGATTTAACTAAACCAAATAAAATTAAAAAATTAAAACCAGGCTACAACATTATTGAAGAAGATGGTGTAAAAAATATTGTTGTATATGATGGTTCAGGTGACCCAAGCAAAATACAAGTTTTCTCTATCGGAGAAATTTGGAACTCATAGGATAGCTAATGGCTACTTTAGCAGAATGGCAAGCACAACAAACTAAAACTGATAAAGCTTTAGAATCTAATGAAGATTTTAATTTTGGTAGTGAGGATTCAGGTTGGTTAGCTTCAATGGCTGCTGGTGTGCCTTCGGGTATATTTAAAATTTTTGAAGGGGTGGCTACATTAGGTGCTACCTTAATGGATTTAGGTGTAGATAAAGATAGAGCAGAATCAGTAGAAGAATTTTTTGATAAAATAAATCCTTTTGATGAAGCAGCAAGTGCAACAGCTGCTGGTAAAATTACAGAACTTATTGTTAATCTTGGTGTACCTGGTGCGCCTGCTTTTAAAATAGGAAGTGGTTTATTTAATGCTGCAACAAAAGCTAAAGCAGCAGGAACTTATGCAGCTAAAGCTAGAAGTTTAGCACAAGGTGCTGCAGCTACAGGAATTTCCGATACAATTTTTGTAGGAGATGTAGAGGATGCAGGAACTTTTGGAGATTTTTTAGGAGGCCCAACTGCATTAGATAGAGATACAGATTCTCCTATTTCTGAAATATTAAACAGATTAAAATTTGGAGTAGAAGGAACTGGATTTGCAGGAGCCATTGCTGGAGCAGGCGCAGGTATATCTAAATTAAGAAATCAAACAGGAACAGGAAAAGCTCCAATAGGAAGCGGTATGACTCTTAAAATGAATAAAGTTTTTGAAAAATTTTCAGAAAGTTTAAGAGCTAGAGGTAAAAAAAATCCTTTTCAAAAAGAAATTGATGATGCAGCTAAAGGTGGAGTAGATGCGGATACTGCTATGTTAGATAGATATAGAGATCAAATAGATGATTTATCTTTAGAAATAGGAAGAAAATATAGTAAAGTAGCCGGTAATAAAATTTCCGCATTTGATCAACAACAAAAAGTTTTAAATGAAATGAATGAAGTCTTAATGTCTGGAAAAGGAAATGGACAACTTTTAAATAAAAATTCTTTTCAATTAATTGATGAAATAAAAATAGATCCTACAACTAATTATCCATTTAAAAATGGAGAGGGTATTTTAAAAGATATTTCTAAAAAATTACCATTACCTACTAAAGTTCCAAAGTTTGATACTAAATTAGGACAGATTATAAAAGATCCATCTACAGGAAAAGTTGTAAAAGAAAATGTTAAAACAGGTAAACAACTTTATAATGTTGTTTTAAATGAAATGGATCCCGATAAAGTTAAAATGTTTAGAGATAAATTAATTAAAACTTATAAAGCAACTCCTAAACAAGCTGATGATTTATTTAATACTTTTACTAAAGGAAGAGAAAGAATTGGAGAACTTTTTACTTCTATTGGTAGAAGACTACGGCCCGATTCTTTAGAAGAATTTAGTATAGCTTTAAAAGACAATATATCCAATGTAGTAGATAGGGGCTATAGTGTATTTAAAAATAATAGAGGTCAAACAACAGTTGCTCAAAATTTTCCTCCTACTAAAGATGTTTTAAAAGAAACTTTTGATTTTTATAAAACAACAGCTAAAAGTAAAGGCTATAATTTATCAGATGAATTTATAGAAAGATTGGTAAAAGATACTTGGGAACAAGCTACTTTAGATAAAGGTTTTGTATTAGGTTCTAAAGTTAAACAAGGTCAAGTTAAATTAAAAAGTTTTCCAAAATTTTTAACTAAAATGCCTAAAGAGTCTGTGCTTGATGATTTAGTAGATCCTACTTTTGCTGCAAGAACTACCACTAATTTAGCTGAAGTAACAGGAGTCGCTAAACCTGTTATTCAAAAACTTTTAGGTAAAACTAATAGCCCTATTAATACATTAGTTGAAGGAGTTAGTAATTTGTCTCCTCAAGCATTTAGTGGTGAAGCTTTTGATAGTATGGTTAGAAAAAGTAATCAATTAAAAACTGCTTACGACGATTGGACTCAAACTTTAAAAACAAAAGGTCCTGAAGCTGCAGGAAAAGAACCACCTGTTCCTTTTTTATTTAATGATTCAGGAGAGGCTTATAAATATGTTGGTGGAGGAGCTGGAGATGTTGCACAAATTGGAGGAGCTGGTTTTGATGCAGCTAAAATAGATAAATTTATAGGACAAGGTATGAAATTAAAGGGAGTAGATAAAATTGAAAGTGCAAGAATTGCACAAATGACTGAAGCAGGTCAAAATCAAGTTTTAAATCCTCTCGCTGGTAAATGGGCATTAACTCCAGTAGCAGAAAGTTTTGAAAAAACACAAGAATGGTTAAAAGGTTTACCTGCTCAAATATATAATAATTTAGTTTTATATCCTAAAGGCACATCTCAAATGGCTAAAACAGTTTTAGCTCCTTTTACACACGTTAGAAATTTTGTTAGTGCAGCAGCATTTGCAGGAGCTAATGGTATATTACCTTTTGGTAATACAGCTGATGTTAAAGCAGCATTTACAGCGCTTCAAGCAGCAGGACCGGGTATGCGAGGATCTAATGAATTTTACCAAGAACTATTAAGACTAGGTGTAGTTAATTCTAATGTTAGATTAAATCAAGTTTTAGATCTTTTAAAAGATGCAAAGTTTGGAGAAATATTAAATAATAAAAATAGTGATTTTGCTTTAGATAAATTAATGCAAAGATTTAAAAAAATAAAAAAAGGCGCAGAAGATTTTTATACAGCTGAAGATGATTTTTGGAAAATATTTACTTTTTTAGGTGAAAAATCAAGAATTAAAAATGCTTATCAAAAAGCAGGTTTAAATTTAGGACAAGAATTTAATGACATCAACGGCGTTAAAAGATTATTTAATGATAGAACTTTAAATGAATTGTCTGCTGATTTAGTTAGAAACAATGTTCCTAATTATGCTTATGTATCAGAATTTGTTAAAGGTTTAAGAAAATTTCCTTTAGGAAATTTTGTAGCGTTCCCTGCAGAGATTATGAGAACAGGTACAAATATAGTTGAAACAGCATTAAAAGAAATTAATTATACTATAATTGGAAAACAAGGAGAAAAAATTAGACCATTAGCTGCAAGAGGTAGACAAAGATTAATGGGAATGGCAATTACAACTGCGGCAGTTCCTTTGGGAACCATTGCAGCATTAGAAACTATTTATGATATTTCTAAAGATGAAGTAAACGCAATGAAAAGATATGTTGCTGATTGGTCAAAAAACTCTGTTCTTCTTCCATTTAGAAAAGAAGATGGCTCATTACAATATATTGATTTTTCTCATTTAAATGCCTATGACACATTAACAAGACCAATTCAAACTGTTCTTAATAAAGTAGAACAAGGAAGATCAGATGAAGATGGTATTATGGATGATTTTGTTTTAGGTTTAATTGAATCAAGTAAAGAATTATTAAATCCGTTTGTTACTGAATCTATTTGGACAGAAGCATTACAAGATGTAGCACCTATTCTTGGAAGAGATGGGACAGATTCTCAAGGAAGAAGAATTTGGAATGTAGAAGATAGTAGAGGAAATAAATTAATGAAAGCTTTGGGACATTTAGTTGAAGCACAAGCACCTCTTAATTACAAACAATTAGAAAGATTAGGTCTTTCAATGTTTCCTGTCGATAGTAAAGGTAGGTTTAGTAAAAGAGGAGACGAATATGAATTTGGAAATGAAGCTTTAGGAATTTTAGGAATGAGAAGAGTTGATGTAAATCCTAAAAAATCTTTTAATTATAAAGTATCTGATTATAAAAAAGGAGTTAGAAATTCTAGAAATTTATTTACAGCAGCTACTTTAAAAGGAGGTGTAATAACTCCTGAAAATTTAGTTGATGCGTACATTAACGCTAATCGAGCTTTATATGGAGTTAATAGAGAATTATATGAAGACATACAAGCAGCAAAAATTTTAGGAATGTCTGAAGATTCTGTATCTGAAAGAATGAGTGATAGGGGGGAGAGAAGAGCATTTAATTTTTTAAATGAAGGATTATTTAGACCTCTTACAATTTCTAAAGATATACAAAATATTTTTCAAATTAGAGCAAGTGAACTAGGAGTTCCTGATCCTTATGAAAGTGCTCAAGGAATAATTGATTCAATAACAGATCAATTATCTTCGGTTTCATTAAGAGGAGATTTATTCCCTGAAATACAAAATCCATTTAATAAATTATTCTTGCCCGAAATAACTTTAGGAAGCACGCCGGTAGGACAACTACCTCCAGTAGTTTCAGGAGCAACTCCTTCAGTAGTAAATGCTAACGCTAGATATGGTAGTATACCTACAACTGTAGGTCGAACAACAGCAGAAGAAATTAACGAAGTATTTTCTAACAACAGATAGATTATGGCAATAGAACCTAAAAATACAAGAGAACACATCATATCGCTTTACGGACACGTGACCGGATTAAAAAAAGATATTTTACAGATTAAGAATAATCACCTGAAACATATCCACGAAGATGTAGAAAAACTGGGCGGTAAAATAGACAAGATCTATTGGGTTCTTTTAACTGTAGCGGGAACTGCAGTACTCTTTGCTTTGGAAAAACTAATTAACTAGGAAGATCTATGGAACTTACTCGTAATTTTACGCTATCAGAGCTTACCAAATCAGATACTGCGATACGTAAAGGAATTAATAATAATCCTAACGCAGAACAAATAGAAAAATTAAAAACACTTTGTGAAAAAATTTTACAGCCAGTACGTGACCACTTCGGTAGAGTCAAAGTCACATCAGGGTTTCGTAGTCCAGAGCTGTGCCACGCTATTGGTAGTTCAATCAACAGTCAACACTCGCGAGCAGAAGCCGCAGACTTCGAATGTGTTGGAGTTGACAATGCTGAACTAGCAGATTGGATACACAGAGAGCTTGAATGGGATCAGCTGATTGTCGAATACTATACTCCTGGAGAACCTAACTCGGGATGGATACATTGCAGTATTACAGAAGGTACACCAAGAAAACAATTTCTTCACGCTTACAGAGAAGAAGGTAAAACCAAATACAAACCAATCCTTGGCAAAGCTAAAGATATATTATAAACAGCTCCAATGGAGAACAGTTTATTAGTACACAAACATTTAATCGTTCGAGCAGAAGCATCACGTCCACCGATGGATGAAGAACAATTAACTGAATGGATGAGAGAATTTGTAGAGTCTATAAATATGAAAATATTTATGGGTCCTTATGTAAAGTATTGTTCAATGCCGGGAAACCGTGGCATCACAGCAGTTGCAATTATTGAAACATCACATATCGCTATGCATATTTGGGATGAACCTAACCCTGCATTAATGCAGTTTGATGTTTATAGTTGTGGTGAGTTTGATGTAGAAAAGATTTGTAATAAGATTAAAAAAGATTTTGATATAGAAAAAATAGAATACAAGTTTTTGAATCGCGAAACGGGATTACAAGATATTTAACGACACATACATCCGTAAAAATTACCAGTGCCATCATTCATTATGTGTAAGTTTAGTGCATCCACATACCCCGTTAATTTTATTCGAAGTATTTCACATAAATCAAAACAATCAACATCACCCACTAACTCTACACCTTCTAACATTTGTTTTGTAACAGGTATTAGCTGATACAAACCATCATTTAGAATAATTAATTCCATTAGATCTCGTAACCCATATCTAATGTTAACATATAAACTTTTTTAGGAACCTTCTTTTGATCATTTACATAAGTATAATGATTCATTTCTTTTACAATAGGTTCAGGTAAAGTATTTTCTTCAACCATTTTATTTATATTCCATTCCCAAACTTTGCCATTACTAAATTTATTTTGATATAAGAAAGTTATATTATGTTTATTTGCTATTTCCATATTAGTTATAAATTTATTTTCTTCTAAAATAAAATCAGGATATTTATTGTGTTCAAAATTTCTTTTTTTAAATTCAATAATTTTACTTTTATTCCAAAAATCAAAACGCTTATGTTTTTCTATTGCTATTTTTAGTTTGTCTTCTTGATATTCTGGTTTATTATTTAAATACTCCAGTTGTACTTTTAGATCGTGACTATCACTTTGATTAAAATTTATCATATCCAGTCTCTTAACTCCTCTCCCATTACTTGTGTTGCTATGTTTATTTTTTTACGCAATGCTTTTCGTATTTTTTCATCCACCGTTTTGGGTGCAACAAGGTCTACGTAAGTGACTGCTTTCTTCTGACCTATTCTGTGTGCTCTATCTTCTGACTGTAATCTTTTCTCTAGATCATAACCATTTGAATAATAAATAACATTATTCGCAGCAGTTAAGGTAATACCATAACCACCTGTTTGAGGATTTCCTACAAAGAATCTTGCTTTAGAGTTTGGATCTTGAAACTTTTTAATATTGTCTTGTCTCTTTTCAGCGTCGATCGCACCATAGTATTGTACAATTGAATCTTCACCATACTCATCACTAATTGAATTTACAATTTGTTTAATATCATAAACATAATTAGCCCAAATAATTACTTTACCTTCTACTTCATCTAATACTTCTAACAATGCTTTGATTCTATTGCTCTTTAGTTCGGTAATACTATCATCATCATTCTTTAAATGACCACAAGTGATCTGATGCAAACGCATCAGTTGTGTCAGTACGTGAGGCGCGGTTGCCATTTTACCTTTTAGAGAAGCGAGGGCCGCGGATTTCATAGTCGCGTAAGCTTTAGTTTGTTCTTCTGTTAATTCTACTTGTCTTTCAACATAAGTTTTAGGAGGTAAATCTAGACAGTCTTCTTTCAAACAACGATAAGAAAACTTCTTTAATATCTCTGATAACTCATCAAGACGTTGATATCCTGTAGGTATTTGTACTCTACGTCCACCAAAATTTCTATCTACCATAATTGCATATCTATTTCTGTAAGAATAAAAGGAACCGAATCCTAATAGTTCTTCATCAAGAAAACCACATTGCGTGTATAAATCCAAGGGACTTTTTGTCACAGGGGAACCTGTAAGAATTCTTCTGTATTTAGCGTGCTTACCTAGATTGCAAATAGATTTAGTTCTTTTTGCACTAGGTGTTTTTATGGTAGTTGACTCATCGACAGCCATAAGAGTCTTGTGGCAATTAATAAACTTTGCGGCAAACTCAAGGCCCTTTTTTGTCGAAAATGCTTCTACATTCATTACAAGGATGTGAAGGTCATAGTCTACTTTAAATAATTGTTGATACTCTTTATCCTTTGTTTTAGATGTAGCCGCAGTCCATAATACCGTTTTATGATCTATGTGACTAGCTAAATGATTTGGTATTTCTTGTGAATACCAGTTTCTGTAAACACCTTTTGGTGCTATAATTAACGCCCCATTTATTTTACCTTTGTCATACAGCATAGCCATATTGTCGACTAATACTTTTGATTTACCTGTACCCATTTCCATAAAATATGCGTACTCTTTTTTATTCCACGATTTTTCCAATGCAGTTATTTGATGTGCATAGGGTTTAGTTTTAAATTTATATTTCATAATTATTTTCTTCTTTCTAGTTGACAAGTATATAAAGCCTATGGTAAAGGTTGTCAAGAAATAAGAAATGAAAAATAAAATATTTGAATTGTACAAACCTAATTCCTTACAGGAGTTTTTAGAATTTTATAAAAACAACCCTGAAGAGAAATTTGTTTATGTGATTCAACAACCAGCGCCTAATATAAATATATTAAGTGCGTCTGATTTTGGTTATCTTGTAATATGTTTGCCTAACAGAGACCAGGCAATATTATCTACTGCACCTTATGTACAGAAGATGAAAAAGAATTTACAAGATTTTCGAAAGCACGATTATTTACTAGCAGTAGGAGATCCTGTAATTATAGGTATATCAACTGCAGCAGTAAGTGAAGTGACAGCAGGACAATTTAATATGTTGAAATGGGACAAAAGAGAATATAGATACTATCCTCTAGAAGTAGATATGTATCAGAAAGGATAATATGAGTGAAGTAAGAAATATGATGTTAGAAGATTCAAAAGATCTTTTAGACAATGTTGAAGCGTCAACAGTTGCACAAGAATGTGTAAAGTTAAAACAAAAAGAAGATGAGATTGCAGCATTAGAAGAGCAACTCAAATCTAAAAAAGCAGAGGCTGATGATATCAGTTCTCGTGTCATACCAGAATTATTACAGGAACAAGGACTATCAGAATTAAAGTTAGCTGATGGTTCCAAAGTCGCTGTGAAAAAAGAATATAGATGCACTCTTCCTAAAGATGAAGATAAGAGATCGCAATGCTATAAATGGCTTCGTGACCAAGGTTTGGGGGACATTATTAAAAACAATGTCTTCGTTACTTTTGGAAAGGGAGAAGATGACAAGGCGGAGCAATTGCTCAACCTTGCGGCAGAGAATGGTTTTCAACCACAACAGAAATCTGATGTGGCTTGGATGACATTGACTGCCCTATTTAGGGAGCGTATCGAGTCCGGGCTCGATATGCCTTCCGATGTCTTTAGTACTTGGATTAAAGACAAAACTAAAATCACCCGGAAATAACTATTGGAGAATGTATAATGGCTAATGAAATAAAAGCTAAACAAGACACATCACTAGCGTTGTTTGGTGATGACGTATCCAAAGGTTTTGAGAATATGACGCAAGAAGATATGGCGTTACCATTTGTCAGAATCTTGGGACAACTATCACCGCAGGTAACTGAAGGTGATGCAAAGTATATAGAGGGTGCCAAACCTGGTATGATCTATAATACTGTTACCAGCGAGTTATACGATGGTAAAAAAGGTATCAAGATAATTCCTTGCTACTACAAAAAAGATTATCCAGAATGGTCGGATAGAGGGGACGGACCAGGTGCTCCGGTTGCAGTTCACCTACCGAACAGTCCGGTAATCACAACAGGTAAGAGAGATGGCTCAAAGATTAGATTGCCTAACGGTAATTATCTTGAAGAGACAGCTTCTTACTACGTAATGATTGAGACAAAAACAGGGGGTTATACTCCTGCTTTGATTACTATGAAATCAACTCAATTAAATGTCAGTAAAAAATGGAATTCTATGATGAAAACCATACAAATTGCTGACGGCAAGGGTGGATTTGCTATCCCTCCTATGCACGGTGTTGTCTATAATCTAGCTTCTACCTTACAAAAGAACGATAAAGGTTCTTGGTATGGTTGGGTTGTGACACAGGACAGAATTTTAGGACAAGAAGATAAGTCTTTGTACTTAAGTGCAAAAGATTTTTCTGGAAATGTATCTAAAGGGAACGTTCAAACAAAAGCTGATGTGGAAGAGAAAGTACAGGATTCAACTCCGTACTAATAAAAATGAGGGGGAAGGCAACTTCCCCCTTTACAAAGAAAAAAGAAATGATAATGAAAAAAGATAAATTCAAAAATATATTTAGCGGATTAACTATAGCATATGGACAATATCAACCTGGTGAACGTGGCGAAAACGGAAAGCAACAAGGAAAAGCTTTTATTGTACGTGGTACCGTCACCGAAGAACTCTGGGAAAACCATCTTACCGGAAAAGGTCCAGCCCTTGGGATTATCCCTATCACAGAAAATAATGATTGTAGGTGGGGGTGCATTGATATTGACGAATATAACCTTGATCACGTTGGCCTCATTAAAAGTATTCGGAATCTTAAACTCCCATTAATAGTTTGCCGTAGTAAATCTGGCGGCGCACACGTATTTTTATTTACCAAAGAAAACATTCCTGCATCTTTGATGCAATCAAAATTAAAATCTTTTGCTATCCTACTTGGTTATGAAGGATCAGAAATATTTCCAAAACAAACAGAAATACTAGTGGATCGTGGGGACACTGGTAACTTCTTAAATCTACCCTACCACAATGAAATGAAAGGACTACGTTATGCTATCAACGATACTGGCGCCGGTTGTACACTTGAGGAATTTTATCAGCTCTATGATGTTTTCGCGTGTAGCAAAGAAGCCGTTGAAAAAATTAAGACGGAAGAGAAAAAAATAGAAGAAGCATTTCCTGGTGGCCCTCCTTGTTTAAATAAGTTAGCTTCGATTGGTTTCGGGGAGGGCTCAAGGAACAACGCACTATTTAATATTGCAGTTTATTATAAACAAGCAAACCCAGATACTTGGGAAGATGAAATAGTAAAAGCGAATATGGAATTTATGGAACCACCATTAAGTAATAGTGAGGTTCAACAATTAATTAAATCTGTAAATAGAAAAGGTTATGATAAATATAGATGTAAAGACGCACCTATTAATTCTGTATGTCAATCGGGTTTATGTAGAACAAAAAGATTTGGTGTAGGATTTGGTGAAGAAGAAATGCCTGTACTTGGAAGTCTAACTAAATACTCATCAACGCCACCACAATGGTTTTTAGATGTTAGTGGAACGCGGATCGAATTAAAATCAGAACAACTTTATAATCCAGGTATGTTTGCATTAGCGTGTTTAGATCAAGCTAATCTAGTTGTACCTGTACCAAAACCAAAAGATTGGAAACAACATTTTTTAAAACCAATGATGCAAAATTTACAAGAAGTAGAACCTTTAGAGTCTTTGAATCCTGTTAATGAATTAACTGGACTACTTCAAGATTGGACTACCAATAGACAGAATGCTAGAACTATAGATGACATATTTAACAAACTTCCTTTTACTGAAGATGGTTTTACATATTTTAGAATGGAAGACTTTTTTAATTTTTGTAAAAGAAATCATTGGGAGAAAGATAAAACTCAAACAGGTAATCTATTAAAACAATTAGATGTATTTGTAGAAGAAGAAAGAGTTAGAGTTAAGAAACAACAACCAAGATTAATTAAAATCAAAACAATGAAACAGACAGAGGCGTCAGTTTCTAAAACAACATACCAGGAGGAACATTTTTAATGAATACATATACTGAAATTTTTGGTTTATTAATCATAACAATATTTATGTTTGAATTAATATAATGAAAAAATTTAACTTAACTAAAAAACAATTAGAACTTTTTAATTTTATTAAAAAATATATTGATGAAAATAATATGGCACCTTCTTATGAAGAGATGAAAATAGGTACAGGGGTATCTAGTAAATGTTTAATTTTTGTGAAAGTTAATCAACTACAAGAAAGAGGGTGGATAGAAAAACTGCCAGGAAAGAATAGGAGTATAGTAATAAAAGTATGAAAACAATAATATTAGGACCACCAGGAACAGGTAAAACAACAACACTATTAAATCTAGTGGACGAATTTATACAGCAAGGGATAAGACCTAAACAAATTGGGTACTTTTCGTTTACTAAAAAAGCCGCGACAGAGGCGGCAACTAGAGCTGCGGACAAATTTAATTTAGATATTGAAAATGATTTAAGTAATTTTAGAACACTTCATTCCTATGCATTTAATCAATTAGGGATGACTAAAGAAAAAATGATGGGTCGGGATGACTACAAAGAGTTTGGTGAGAAATGTGGCATACCAATTAAGACTGCAAGATTTTCTGACAGCGATGGTACCTTTAATTCAGACAATGAATATTTAACAATTATAAATACAGCTGCAGTTAAGAGAATAGATCTATTAGAATATTATGATTCGAGACAAAACATATTGGACATTGAACGTAATACATTATTTTTATTGGCAGAAGAACTAAAAAGATTTAAAAAAGAAAAAGGACTAAAAGATTTTAACGATTTATTAATAGACTATATTGAAAAAGAATCTGTGAATAGTTTTAAAGTATTATTTATTGATGAGGCACAAGACTTATCTTTGATACAGTGGGAGATGGTTAGAAAACTTTGGGCCAATGCAGAAAAAACTTACATAGCAGGTGATGATGACCAAGCTATATTTAAATGGGCCGGTGCAGATGTGGATCACTTCATAGCTTTAAAAGAAGAAGTAAATGATATTAAAGTATTGGATCAATCTTATCGTATACCAGGTGGACCCATACACGAATTGTCACAAAGAATAATTGGTCAAGTACAAAATAGATTTGATAAAAAATATAAACCAAGAGAAGAAGAAGGTATCTTAAAAAGATATTCTGATATTACACAAGTAGATATGAGTGAGGGTAACTGGTTAGTATTATCTTCAGCCAATCATTTTTTAGATGATGCAAAAGATTTGTGTGAATTACAAGGATGGTATTTTCAATTCAAAGGAATGAACTCTGTACCTTTAAAATTATTACTCGCATTAAATAATTGGGAACACTGGCGTAAAGGTGAACTTTTAAATCATTTAGAAATTAAAAATATTTATGAGTATCTTGGATCAAATGTATTACCTGGATTTCAAAAAGGTAAGACTCTACATTCTGATGAAAAGTATACACTACAAGACTGTAAAGATAAACACGGTCTTATCATAGATAAAGTTTGGTATGAATCTTTTGAAGGATTAGATACCATTACTGAAAACTACATTCGTAATATGAGGGCGAATGGAGAAACATTAAATAAAAACCCTCGTATAATAATGTCAACCATACACGGAGCGAAAGGAGGAGAAGCTGATAAAGTTTTATTGATGCAAGACTTAACCAACGCCGCACTCGAAACATTTAGTTATGATCCAGATGAATTACATAGATTATTTTATACCGGAGCGACGAGAGCGAAGCGTGAATTACACGTCTTGGACCCAAGAGATTTTAATCGAGCTTATATATTATGAAAATACCAAAACAACATAAACAAAATACCAGAGAAGAGAGACAAATAATACAAGATGCATTTATGGAAAGTCGTCATAGTTTTTTAGATGACTATGATAAACATCAAAAAATAATAGAAGATAATTTTCCTTTGTATGCAAAAGATGAAACTCAAGTTCCTTGTTTATTAACAATGGATATTATTTATAATTCAAAAGGTCATATGACAGAGAAAGCATTTTTATCTTATAAAGCTTTTGTTCAAGATGTATTAGATGGCTGGCAACCTCCTGTAACATTTGAAATTATTAAAGGAGGAAAAGAATGAACTGCTGGCACTGCAACACTGAACTAATTTGGGGTGGAGATCACGACACGGAAGACAATGAAGACTATGATATTGTAAGTAATTTATCTTGTCCTAATTGTCATTCAGCTGTTGATGTTTGGCATCCATCTGAAAAATTAATAAAAGAATATAAAGATTACGAGGAGAAACAAAATGACAAATAGTGAAATATTTAAAAAAGCTGCATACGACTCACTAGATAAGCAGGTCGGCGGGAAGCACTACCGTTCGATGAAAATTCAACCGGCAGAGTTTATTAACGAAAACAAGTTGCTATTTGCAGAAGGCAACGCTATAAAATACATCTGTAGACATCAATCTAAAGGAAAAGAAGAGGACGTGAAGAAGGCAATACATTATTTAGAAATGATACTTGAAAGGGATTACTCGTGAGAAGTACCCAAATACCGTTGTTCACACCACAAACGGAATGGGTAATGCCTGATGAACTTAAAGATCTCAAAGGACACAAAGAAATAGCAATCGATTTAGAGACTAATGACCCCTATTTAATGACACTAGGGTCAGGTAATGTTACCGGTAGAGGCCACATTGCTGGCGTTGCGGTGGCTGTAGAGGGCTGGTCTGGCTATTTTCCTATACAACACGAGTCCGGTGGTAATATGGACAGAAAACTAGTTTTATCTTGGTTGCAAGATGTTTGTAATCAACCCGATACTACCTTTATATTTCACAATGCAATGTATGATGTCTGTTGGTTAAGATCAGCAGGGGTTACTGTTAAGGGTAAAATTGTAGACACAATGATTGCAGCGTCTTTAATAGATGAGAATAGATTATCTTATGCATTAAACACACTAGCAAAATTTTATGTTGGCATTGGTAAAGATGAAAACGTTTTACAAGCAGCCGCAAAAGAATATGGGTTGGACCCTAAAAAAGATATGTGGAGATTGCCAGCGCTTTTTGTTGGACAGTACGCGGAACGTGATGCGGAAGCTACCTTAAAACTTTGGCAAAGATTAAAAGTAGAATTATACAATCAAGAATTAATGGATGTCTTTACATTGGAGACAAAATTGTTTCCTTGTTTAGTTGATATGAGATTCAAAGGTGTAAGAGTTGATCTTGAAAAAGCAGCTAATATTAAAAAAAATCTTATGCAACGAGAGTCTAAAATTGTTAGTAAAATCAAAGACTTAACAGGAGTTAACGTAGAAATACACGCAGCTCGAAGTATCGCAAAAGCGTTTGACAATTTAAAACTTCCATATGATAGGACAGAAAAAAGTAATGAGCCTAGCTTTACTAAAAACTTTTTACAAAACCATCCACACGAATTACCAAAACTAATTGCGGATGCTAGAGAGATTAACAAAGCGCACACAACTTTTATAGATTCAATTACTAAACACGCAGTCGATGGAAGAATACACGCCGACATAAATCAAATACGATCAGATGCAGGCGGGACCGTGACTGGTAGATTCTCTATGAGTAATCCAAACTTACAGCAGATTCCAGCGAGGCATCCGGAGCTCGGACCGATGATAAGATCTATATTTATTCCAGAAGAAAAAACTACTTGGGGATCGTTTGACT